GGGAGACCGATATACATAGCCATAGCCAAAAATAAAAACTTTTTGAATTCGCCATCATCTACATCCTCATTTATATTAATTTTTAAAACATCATCTTTAAATACCATGCTACCTTCTGGTATCATATGTGGATTTGATTTCCATTTCTCTAAAGCTTCACTGCCAATAGAACCCATGTACGGAGGTGGTGTTCCTGCCATCACTAAACTGTCAAACACCCTTGGGTCTTGTGCTAATATACTCACCGCCGCAACTTTTAGGCCTGCAGCATACATCTGCCTGCTGAGCTTGAGCAATTGACACAGCTCGTCGTCAACTACTACACCTGTAGCCAAACCAAGTATATTTGTTTGTATTGCACCTGACGTTGCTACTTTACAAACATCAGAATTATTAACAACAACACTTGGTGCACTTGCAGTAGGCGGTGTCGAATTCGTTACCACGGTTGAAGACACAGTGTTTGTCTCTCCATAAATTTTTTGAGAGAATAGTAATATAGAAACTATTAATAAAATTCTTAACATTTCCATCTTTTTCTAGCTTGACGTAATCTTGAGTTAGGATTAGCCGCAGCTTTTGGAAATTGTTTCATCTGCCCTGCACTTCTTGCACAATATGATTTTCTTCTTTTAGCAGCTTTAGATCCTTTTTTAACTTTACCTGTAACTGCTGTTTTTAATTTAGAACCAGGATTGTCTCTTCTATATCGCTTGACCCCAGTTTTAGTCATTCCCGCCCCACTTTTAGTAGGACGAAAATACTTTTTTGTTTTTGGTGGTTGTTTGTCAGCCATTATAAAGTGCTTCCCATTCTAACATATAAAATATTCATAGACGCAGATACATTAAAGTTTACAGATGCTGAACTTGACTCTGCTCTAAATTCAATATCTGTTTTTTCTGTTAACGTAATGGGAAAACTATAGTCCTGTAGATGATTGCCATCTGTTAATACAATTACTTCTTTTGTGTTAAATACTCCACCATGTGATCTTGCCACTAACAAAGTTTTTAAAACCGCAGGAGTATTTGAACTATTTCCTGTTGAGATATTTGTTTGATAAATATAAGCGTTATAGTTTGCAGGTACTGTCCAAAATGCTTGAAGAGTTTGGTTTGTACCATCTCCATTAATTGTTGTATAAATATTGGCGGGTACACCTGTAGTCACTGTTCCTGTTCCTACATAAATAATTCCTGCGTTTGACCCGCCACTTCCTGCGGTTAAAACTATTGCTCTGTTTACTCGTAAAAAGGAATTAGTAGTAGTAACAGCTGTTTGACCATTTAGTGTTATAGTTTCAGATATTTCATTATAATCTCCGTCCAATCCAGAAATTAAAACTGTCCGTGCACCTGTTCCTGCTGATGTATCATTTGTATTAGAACTAGATACCGTCATTGTAGTTGCACTTGGTGGATAAGAATATAAACCACCTTGTTGCCAGATAGTTTCTACACTATCTCCAACGACTGAATTTTGTCCAAACTTGTAAATGTGTTCGTGATAAGCGATTTGTCCCTGAGCCACCTGAAGTTCAAATGGCTCAGAGGATCCTAATTTAGAAATTGATGTGACAAGTCTAGCCATCTTATGCGTACAAAACTTCTACGTGCGTTGCTTGGTTAAAGAAAACGTAAAGATCTGTATCAAATTTAATACCTAAATCTGGAAAACTAATCGTCATTACTTCATCTTCACCAGCGCCGATTGCAGGAGTAGGAACTGTGTATTTAACAGTTCCACCTGAACCGTTATCTATTAGATCCACTCTTCCTAAAGTTGCACCGCATCTAATGCTTAACTGTAGAACTCTAGCGGGGGCACTAAGAGTGTTAGTGCCCGCAGAGACTTTAGTCGTAACTTGTCCGCTCGAAGTTAGTTCTTTATTTTTAAGACCGAACATTACGCATCCGCAAATGGAGTTACTAGAGTTCCTGAACCTAATAACTGTGCTTCGACATGATATTTATTATCAGCCATTGCAGTACATTTAATAATACTACCTGCAAGTCCACCTTTTGTTGTTCCGTTTAGTGTAATAACATCGTTAGTTGCACCAGAGATAAAAGTTTTACCTGCTGCTGAATCATCAATACCAATGTAAGCACCGCCAACAAATTTATCGGTACCATCAGTTAACACGTCCATATCAGTAGCTGCTGTTTCTACAATAAAAGTAAAAGTAGCGCCTACGTTGTTAGTGTTGTTTGGATCGTTGCCTGGTCCTGTGCCGTTAGCATCAGCTGTAGCGTCAATCGTTGGTAAAGTAAATTTGCCGTCTGCATCATTACACGTTAAAATTCGACCTGCGTGGTCTGCAACTGTTAGAGTTGTATCCGCTGTTAAGCTTACTACGTTTCCAACACCTGCTCCTATGAAACCGTTAATTGATTTAACTGGCCCTTGAAAAGTCGTTTGTGCCATAATAACCTCCTATGGTGTATAGCCCTCGTCATGTAGTCTCTATACCGTCTGCCTAGTCAGTCTACACAACTTAATTAATCTAGGTACATAAGTTATAAAACAAAAAAGGCGGTCTCGCAACCGCCTTCTTCACCTAAGAAAGATTTAGTTAATTCTTATGAACCTTGAGATCCGTATACACATCTAGGATCTGAGAATCCAAAGCTGTATCTCTCTCTTGCTTTGTATCTCATGTTTCCTGTGTCGAAATCACCTTCCATGCCAGTAGCAAGGGCAGCTCTTACGAAGTGTTTAAATCCATTAGGAGCATCAGTTTTAATGAAATATGCATCAGTGTCTGATAGGTAGTGGTTAACCACGTATCCATCAGGTAGCATACCCATGTTTCTCATTGCATTAATGTCATTGTCAGCAGTACCAACTCTTAGAGTAGAATTTAAAATTCTATCAGCTACAAATTGAATATTTACAGGAAGAATTAATTTTCTACCTTGCATTGCAACTTTTAGCCCTCTTTCGTCGATAAAGCCTGCAATATCAATCATTGCTTGCTCTAATGAGGTTTCGTTCAAGTCAGCATCAGTTGCACTTCTGTTTGAGAATGTGCCACCTAAAGCAGTTGGGTGTGCTGTGTTTACTAATGAAACACCATCACCACCAGCAGTTGTGAATGCATTATTTAAAATGTTCGCTGCTTTTTGTTGCTTTGTGTATGCCATTGAACGTGCCAAAGATTTTGTGTAACGAGCCGATAAAGTATCGTACAAGTTGTCTTCGACTGCTTCCTCAGTCAAACTGAATGCTAATGCAACAGTTTCATGAGAATATCTAGCAGTGAAAGATTCTTGAGCTGTATCAAATTGTACAGCAGAACCTTCCTGCTTGACTGCAGCTTCACCGAAGCCAACTAACATTACTTCTTCTTCAAAAGCTCTGTCACTTGTTTCTTGGTCAAAAATCTCAGCATGCTCGTTTTCATAACGAGAATACTCCATACCGAACAGGGCGTTAAGGCCAGGTTCTAGCTCTTTCGCGAGTTGCGCTCTATTAATCGCCATAATACTCTCCTATACGCCTGCAGTTCCAGTACCACCGTTCATATCAGAGTTGTTAAGTTTTATAACAAGAACAGAGTTATTAGCCGTAGCGTCATTACTCGGTGTGTCATAAAAATCAATCAACTTCACCTGAAGTGCTGCAGTAGTATTTTTAGAACTTGAATCAATTTCTACACCAGAAATACCCGAAGTGGTAGAACCAGCACCAAAAACTAGATCACAGTTTTGGTTTAAGTCAGCTGCTACTAGATTGCTTCCATCTGAATCTTGCTGAGCAATGTATAATTGATCAGGATCATCAGCAACAAAAGCTATAGCATCACTTGCCACCGTACCGTTGGGGAAAGTGTTGTTATATCTAGGTTTGCCTGTGGATGGATCTGTGTAGAAACATCCTAAAAAAATACCTCTAATAGGGTCGCCAGCCGTTGCTACCTCAATTGATCCGTCAGCCTTTGGCTTAACGGGGTCTCCTGTAAATATTGCGCTTGCGCCACTTGTAATAGAGTATTTAGTCGTACCAGTTGTTCCACCAGGGGCAGAACCAACTTTAGCTATCGGTCTTAAACCGAAAGCTTGATCTATGTTAGCCATAGTAGTCTCCTAAATTTTTCAGAGACATAAATGATCTTACTCATTAAGACTTCTTATTGCCTCCAAATGTTACTCTGCTTTGCCTTTCCTGATGGATTGGCATAGCTGGATGCTCTTCTTTATGGAGATCATTTTCTACTGCCTGTGTCTTTGAATCCGTTAAGTTTCTGAAATAAGAATTTCTGTCTTCTTTAACTTCAACAGGACAACGCATTAGTAATAATCCACCGATCCCTATTACACCTTTATATTTGCCGTCAGCGATAGATGGTAAATCCATTCTATCGGGATATTCATCTGATTTTACAAATTCATATCCGCTTCGTAGTCTACCGATGATATTTTTTTCATCTTGCATGCCACGATATTCAGCTCTTACCCACCGATGGTGATAACCTTCTGGTGGTTCAGGTGCTTCTAAGTTGCTTGGAGGGACCCATCCCCTCTTTCGAACATCCTTTTCACGGGTTTCTAATTTGCGTGAGGTTTTGTTTATTTTTGTATCAGTCATTTACGCCTCCTTCACGTGTTTTGCGTATTCTTCAAGTGGCACACCAAGTTTTTTTGCAATAGCTACCTGTGAGGGTGTGAGTTTCACAGTGCGGCGGCCTGTTGCCGTTGTTCGAGTAGCAGAAGCAACTTTTTGCCTCGGCTTACTTTGATCCTCAAATTTATGAGGAAACTCTTTTCGGATTCTCCGATCTATTTCAGTATAATACTCTTCTGAGCTCGCGTCAAATCCTTCGTTTATTAATTCATCATGAAAAGACATTGCTGTATATGTCATTGCTTTATCTGTTCCAAACCATTTGTTATCTTCGGCCCAATCTTGAGCTTTAGGGTCTGGACTAGTCTGTGGTTGAGCCTGTTGTTGATTATTCCAAGGCTCTTCAACAGGTTTTTCCTTTTGAATTTCTTGTTGTTCTACTTTTCTTTTACGTAGATTTAGTCTTTCCTTTTCAATAGCTAACTGTGCTATTCTTTGTTGAGCCTCTACTTGTTTTTCAATATCTCCTTCACTAACAGCTTGCGTGTAAGCTGTTTTTAAAAGCTGTTCTGTTGATTGTAGACTTTGTTCATCCGAAGCTACTCTTTCTTTGGAACTGACTTGAGACATAACATTTAAATTTTTATTTTCTTCTTGAACTTTTTTTGCGTACTCAATTGCTGCTTGTTCACGTCTCTCTGCTTCACGCATTTTGCGTGTGAGTTTATCAATACGTCTTTTCACAGATTGAGAATACTCTTCAAGCTCTTCTTCTTTCCCCTCTTGTTTAGGTTTTTCTTGAACAGCTTCTTCTACTTGAATATCAGGTTTACTATCCTCCAGTTCTTTCTTTTCTTCTTCTTTTAACTCCACTTCGACGGGGTCTCCCGAGGTATCTATCGGGACCATTTTGTCATTTTGCGATTGTACTTGCATAGAATTCTCCATGTTACATTATGTTAGCTGGCAATATGTCTCTAGGATCATCAACGACTGCCAGTATCTCATCTTCGTTAATAATACGTAACTCACCACCATCAATCTTTACTCGAGATCCTGCATAGCGAGTTATTATAACCCAATCACCCTCTTTGCACCAGGGACCATCAGGATATCTCTCTTTATCTTTATAACATAAAGATCCAGTCTTTAAAACTTTACAAATGTTTGTTGTTATTTGTGATTCTTCTACTGTTTCATCAGTAAGAATTACACCGCCTTTTGTTTTGCCTTTTAATTTAAGAGGAAACAAAACTATTCTCCAACCGACTGGTTGAGGAACTTTTTCTAGTTCTTTTTTTTCTTTTTGTTTTTCTGCACCATCCCAAACGTGTTTGGGTACAATCAATTTAGGTTTAGTCGTCATCTTCTAGCTCCGTTTTCTTCAGCAGGTCCGTGAGTTCCTGTTCAGTTTCTTCAAGACCGCGAAGTTTACCAGTCAAATACCGATATTCGTCCCAATCTTTTACACCACTACATATAGCCTGTCTTATAGTGTCTTGTCTATCTTTTAGTTGATTTTTGTAATAAGTAAAAAAATTTTCTATGCGCATGATTTCATTTGATCCGATAATTTTTTACAGCGATTTGGAGTTTGACGATTCCATTTCGAGTCTAACATTTCTAAACTCGCGCCTTCAAAATTTCGGTTTTGCAGGTTTGACCACATCTTACGAAACTTGGAAACACCTGACTTCCCAAGTTGAAACACCATTTCGGTGATAGTATGCTGTGCTAAAATAGGCAAATCAGTTACACCATGTTCTTCCATCAACATTCTTGCTTGACCTATCGCTTTTTGTAAATCTTTATCAAATACTTCTTGTAATTCTTCTTTTGTGTATGTTTTACCGTCTTCAAACTTATCTTCATGTACTACTTTATGACCCCACCCTATTGTGCGAAATCCTTCCGTGTCTATGTACACGTGATCTCTGAAGCCTTCGGATAGTTTTACGGAACCTGCTAATTCGTCGTATGTCATGAAAATTTAGTAACGGCTCCTGTTTCTGTATCCACGGCCCAATAACCAGTAACACATGTATAAATATAAGAAGTATTAATTGGTTCTGGTCCAAGAGGTTTACGTAGAACAACATTTGACCACTCTGGATTTACCAAATGTTCTGTTAATATTTTTAGTGACTCTTCTTGTGACATTTTTATAGGTGGGTGAATAACACAATCATCCATATAAGGACTGTCAACATCATGTAAATGTGATTCTCCTTCGTCATTACACTCTACTAAAAGAGTAGTATTATTTTTTCCTCTAAAAACAGAATTTACAAATTTCATTTCTTTTGTAGCAAACCCTTGATAGAGTTTTGCCTCTGGTTCATGTTGAAGTGCTGTCATCCAACACTTGTCTAACATTTCATTAAAATTCCAACTCATTACTTAGTTAATCCCCGTGCCTTTTCGAAAGTGCGGAGACCCGATACGCCGAGCATTGAAGTGACAATTGCTAGAAGGGGCCCAGTTTCTATGGCAGGTGGTACAATATCTATACCTGAAAATTTTGCATACCATTCAATACAGGGAGATAGAATAAAAGCGAAGAATAGCGCCAGTGCTCCGCACCAGCCAATCGCTGGTCGCCACCCAGCAACGAATACGCTACGATGGGTGGCTTCCTTTGCATTAACATCTAATTGCTTTTCTGCAAGCTTTTGTTGAATGCGTTGCATCAATATTTTTTTATCTAATTTTTCTTCCTCTGATGTATGAATCTCGTCGACAACTTTTGCGATAGTTTTTAAGGCTCCGCCTTTACCGCCTAATAGTCCTCCGAGAGCTTGTAGCACTATGCTGCTCCGCCTGTCATCCAGCTAATTACCCAGATAACAACGATCGCTACAATAGCGGCCTTGATCCAATCTTTCATCTGCCAGTCACTCCATTCTTTAATGTGTGACCATAGATCTTTTAGTAAGTTCATAGAACCTCCTTTGTTAAAGTCGGGATTATACTATTTTACGCCTTTAAAAGCTACTTTTTTAATCTGCGCATTACTTGTCTGACCTTTTGGGCCCGAACCTTTGTTGTTTTTCACAACAAAAGAGGGAAAAGTCATTGCTGCATCTGATCCAACTTTCATTGTTGGAAAAGGGTTTTTTGCAGAGACAGTAGTCATTTTTGCATTTTTAAATTTCATTTTTTTGCCTTTTTTTTGCCTTTTTTCTTTTTAATAACCCCTCTAGCCATTAAAATATCTTTTTTGGTAACTTTACCGTCACCACTTAAATCAGGAAACTTTTTTTTCTTTTTCATTTTCTTAATGTATAGTTGGTTTTAAAAGATTTAGCAAGTCTCTTGCATTATGATTTAAAATATTATCATACTCTTGCTCGGTAAGGTTGTTGTGATACAACATTTTAGCTACACCCATCATTGCACCCGCTAAAAGTATCTGATCTTCTTGACTTGTTACACCTGTATCAGCAAAAGTCATTAACTCAGTAAAATATTCCTGTAATTTAACTGTTGCGCTTGTCATTTTGTTTTTCTAAATTAACATTCGCACGTAATTGTGCAATATCTTCGTTAGAATCTATCTTATCTTGTGCTATTTTTGCACTTTGGTTAAGTTTTGCACCCTCTAAATCAAGTTTTTGTTGATCATTTTGTGCTTTTCTTTGAATATCTTGTGATTTTAGCTGTAATTCTTGCTGTTTTAGCTCAACAAGTGGGTCTGAACCCTGTCCTGCCATTGCTTCTTGCTCTTCAACGAACATTTCTTCAATATATTCTGTAACTTTAGTCGCAACTTGACGTTCAACTTCTTCTTGGAACTGTGCTTGTAGATCTGGTGGTAGTTGTCCGCCAAATTTTCTTGCTTCTTGTTCAATAAGAGGAGCATTTTCTGCCTCTATTTGTTCTCTTGCTAATAAAGAAACATGTTCCATGACATGTGCTTGTAATAAAATGGTTGCTTGAGGATTTGAGCGTACCAACATAGAAGACATAAATGTTCTGTGAGCATCAATGTGTGCTTGATGATCTTGTTGTCTAAATGCAAGTAATTTTTGTCCAAGTAATGAATCACCATTCTCTAAACCAGGATCTTTTGGTGCTGGTGGTTTTGGTGGAGGAAGAATAGCGTCTATATCTTTTACACCAAGTGATTGATACATTCTTTTATAGGCTTCATATAGGTTATGAGACTTAGGATCTGATTGTGCCATTTGTAATTGTGTTTGTGCCAACGTAACACGTTGAGACATAGAAAATATGTTCGGATCAGACACAGGCATAATATCAACACGTTCATCAAAATCAGATGTTTTGATACTTGGTACAGCGTTATCATTTAGTGTGTACGGATACTGAGGAGGTAAAAAATCTCTAAATACTTTTGCAAGTAAATTAAATTCTGTTTTTTGTGCATAATGTAATCTTTTATGTATTGCACTCATAACTCTTGATCCTCTTTCGATCAAAGCCATTGTTGTTCCTACAGGTGCATTTGCTGCTACACTATCTCCAATTTTTTGATCAGCAATAGAAGCAAAACGTTGCCCTGCTTGTACAACAAATCCTAGTAATTGAAATAAAGTTTGATCAGCCCCTTTGTAAGGTAAAGGCATTAGTCCTGCACGCAAGTCACCACTTGGTGCGTCTACATCTCTAAACTCACCAGGTTGTATTGGAGAATCATCATCAGCAATACGTAAACCTCTAGCCTTAAAGCCTGCTGGTAAATTTGCTAACGTGCCTGCATCAAGTAGTTGTCGAAGAGCTGCTGTTGCTGTTCTTGATAAACCACCAAGCATATGAATTAACCCATAACCATAAAAACCTAAACCAGGTAGAAATTTATAATGAACAAAATATTGTTTTTTCTTTTTTAAAGAATCTTTTTCATCATAGTTTCTGTACACCGATAAAATATTGCCAGAGCCTTCATCAATAGTAACAATATAAGGAAGTTTAATTCCATCAGGATCTTCAAAACCTGGTAAATCTAAATCACAGTGTATTTCTAGTAAAGTATATTGATCATTTTTATAACCACTACCTGTTTCCCTTACACCATCCATTCTGTTAACTTCAGTTTGAATACTGCTTGTATCAGAATCGGTATATTCCTCTAAGTCTACATCACGATAAAAACCTGTTACTTGTAGTTTACGAATGTCATTTTCTGTTCTTTTTAAAACATGTGTAACACGTTCCGCTGTCGCTAAATCAGTTGCTGTGTAAGGGACAATTAATTCTTCACTTGGAATAAACTTTGATACAGCTCTTCCCATTGTAGAATCATAGTATACCTTTTTAAAACTAGATCCTGATAAAGGTAAGTAAAATAACATTTGATCCAAGTCAGGATCAAAATCTTCCATAACATGCATGATTTGATAATTCATGAAGTCCTGCACGCGCTGTGCTTGTTGTTCTTTTTGAGGATCTGCTTTGCCAATAAGTTGTGTTCTTACAGGGCCATTAGCAGGTAATAATTCTTTATAGGCTTGCGCTTGAAACTGTGTAACAGTCTCTGATAATAAAGGATGCGTTACACCGCTTGCTCCTTGAAAAGGTTGTGATCTATCTTCATATTTAAATCCAAGTAGTTTTAATCCTTTTGCGTAAGCATCATACCACTCTTCTCGAGAGGAACTATCTTCTTTATATTCACCAATCAAATCAGATGAAATATTTTGCAAATCTTTTTCATCAATATATTCGGCTAAGTTAGAATCAAATTCTACCTCCATCTGTTCATCAATTGGATTAATTAACGCTCCACCATCTTCTGTCATTTCAATGTTTTCAACTGTTAGTTGATCTTCAGGTGTTTCAATAGTAACAGATTCTGCTTCTAATTCTGTTGGTTCCCCTGTAATTCTTCTATCTACGGCCATTCTTATACCTCAAATATATCAATATGCTCGACAAGTCCACCTTGCGCTTTGTGTGTTTTATATGGTTCTAACATCTCAGGAGTAATTTTAATAGCAAAAACTGGCTCCATGTCTTTTTTGTTGGGTATGGAAATAGGCTGAATTCTGTAATTTGGATTTGATACAAGTAGTTCTCTTGCTTGATCTTCATTGGTTAATGTTGCTACCATATTACCATTTTGATCAGTGACACGATATTGGGTTGCTCCTTTTCCACTTTTTAATTGTACAGGCATGGTAATAATTTCTGAATTATTACTTTGTGCTTGTTTCTTCAAAATCTTTTCTAGCGTCGAGGTATAGTGTTTTCCGCTTTCATCAACAGCATTAGGGCCCCCATAAAACTCGTCCATACCAATACCTTTGTATTGTGAATCTATAAATTGACCATTTCGTTTAAAAGCATCAAAGCGTCGTTGTTTATCAGCTGCTCTATCGGCTGCTGGTGTCGAAGCATCTCCTTTAAAATTATATCGGTTACTGACATATTTTGATGGTGACACCGCATAATACGATGACGCATCAGGATCTTTTAAGACAAACTTTCTGTATGCTAGTTCGTAGAGATCTTTTTTAATTAACGCATCTGCCCACTCGTCTCTATTCTTAAATGGTAAATCAGGAAAGAGTCCTGCCATTGTATTAGAGTCAACGGATAATACTTCATCTAACATGGTATTAATATTATCATTCAACAATCCTGCTAAACGATCTATTTCTGGTTGATCTATTTCTCTTGTTGCAATGTAGTTATTGACAATATCATCCACCTCCGTTTCTAGTTTATTAATACGTTCTGCTATAACGTTTACTTCACCCTCTGTTTTCGTCAGCGGCCTAAAGACGGATTTATTTTTTTCATAGAAATCTATTGTTGCCTGCGCTACGCGGTTTAATCCTTCTAAATTTGTATTTGCTGCCCCTTCTTCTTGTATTTTTTTAAGGGCCGCGGCCAGTTGTTGTTTACGCCCTGCCGCTGCTTGTAATAAATCGGATTGTATCTCATCGGCAAATGTTACACGAACCACGCCGCTCGGATCAACGCCCGATGCTTTGGTTATCTGTTCTTGTAACGCGTTATTTTTAACAACGAGCTCATCCATTTGATTCACCAAACCTGGGCTTATCTCATCTAATTGGTCAGCATATTTTGCTATGACAGATAGTTTGGGAGTATCAGAACCAAAATCAATCAATAAATCATTAATGTCATTTTGACTCATTCCTCGTTGATTAGCTAATCGTTCTAATTTACTTTTTGCCTCCGCATATAAACCTTGCAAACTTCGGTCATTTTTTGTTTTTTCTTTTGTGAGTTTACTTACATTTATTTTTGTTTGTGGTCCTTCTACCTTTGGTGGCACAAATCCATAACGGTCCGAGAGCCGCGTCCAACCGACAATGTAAGTATCTTCTTCATTTGGTATACCGAATTCATGACGCTGTATTCGTTCTCCACCAAACATGGACTGCGGATAATTGCCTGTGTCACCTGGTAATTTATCTCTGTTAATATATAAAACTCTCTCACGTTGTGTATCTGGTATAGAACCAGGTTCAAAGTATCCTGAATAACGTGTGCTTTTCTCGCCATTTGGATTAATGATCTCGGACCCCGAGCCTGTTGCGTGTACTCGCATACCACTGATTGGTGCTGATCTAACTTGTGAAAGAATTTCTGTTTTAGGTATAGGAGAAGCATCATCATATAATTTAAGAAGGGCCGCGATACGATAATCGTCGACCTCGGATTTTTTAATTCTGTTTTTGTTTAAGAAATCAAGAACCTCTTGTTTGTTTGCAAACTCTTCTGGAGCATTCGTCATTGCACGTTCTATGTCTGAATAAAACACAGACGTCATTGGTTGGTTTGTTAATGGTGTAACCTCAACAGGCATTGTTGGATCTAATTCTACTTGTTCATTAGGTGTAGGATCAAATATATCTTCCTCTGCTCTTTTAGCTTTTTCTGTTTCTAAACTTTGCGATTGTTTCTTTGTTGGATTTGATAATTTTTCTTTTGGTGTTGGTATTGGTGCAACCTCATTAACAGGTGCTTTACCAAAAGCTTTAAAGAGAGGTAACATAAGATTTGCTGTTTCATATGATCCTTCGGGTAAAGAATCTTCTGGCGTTTCAAAGATATCGAGGTCCTCGGTTACCTCTCCGCCGTAAGCAAAACCTCTTTTTTTAACGTCTTTTTTTAAATCAGTTAAACTTTCAGGCCCTTTACCAAAAAATACCAATCTGTCTTTTGTAGGATCATAAAACATTGTTTCTAATTTTAATTCTTTTAATTGCTTTTCTAATGTTGATATATTTTTATTTATAGACTCTAATGTTTTCTTTTTCTCTGGTAAAGGTAATATTAATTCTTCATTAAAAGTCCATGCTCCTCCTAAATTTTTTTTATTCGGTTTAAATTCATATCCCAATACTTTATACTTATCTATTAAATTACTTACAATTGCTGCACCAATAGCTTTATGTTTCATGTTTCTGTCCTGAGTAGAAAAAACTTGTGGTTTAGTAGGATCCATATCTTCTAATCTACCTAATTTTACTGTAGCCATTAAGTCTTGAGGTATCATTTCATAAATAGAAAAATCTCTTGGTGTATTAAATTTTCCAGGTAAAACTTTAACAGCACTTTGTTCTAAAGCATGTGATTTAATTAATTTTTCTTTTTCAAATATTTTTTTAATAACAGGATTACTTGCTAATCTTTCCATTTCAGAATCAGTTTTTCTTTGTGTCGCTTTTTTATACAAGCTAGCATTTCCGTCATGACGAATATTTTTTATTGTTTTTATTTTTCCAGCTCCTGCTATATCAGCAGCACGTCGATCTCCTTTTTGAGCAGCATTAATAGAAACGGTATCAGGATCAGTTCCTAACTCTTCTAGTAATTCTTTTGCTGTAGATAAGCCACCTGGATTTGATGCCATGGCATCATTAATTGCAATAGATGTAGGTTTTATTTTTTCTCCCATTGGATCTTTCGGAGGAGAGGTGTAATCAATATCTTGATCTAAATAATAAGATCCAAAAAATTTATTATTTTTTGTATCAGGAGAAACTATAGCTCCTACACCAAGTTTGTCTTTCGCTTCATCAGACAACTCTTCAATATCTTTTGCACCTGCATACTCATCAATTAGTTTAGGATCTGATACAACTGCTTTTGTTGCAAGACTAGCGGCAGCTTCTTCTGACACACCTTTTTTCGATAACATTTTTATAATATTATTATATGCTCCTTTAGCTAATACTTTTCCACCTGCATACACACCACCTAAATCCAAAGCTAAAAGAGAAGCTTCTAACCCATCAAGGGGTGTAATAGGCTCACCTAATTCCGCTTTTGCAAAAGTTTTTGGAATATTTTCTCCAATACCATACTGACCAATCATATACATAATGTTACCACCTGGTAACATCTGTCTGGTCAGTGGGCCGAGTTCCTTGAGTCGTTCACTAAAATCATACACTTTATCGGTTCCTTGAGCTATGGCTCTGTACATAGGGCTAAGAAATTTAGGATAATTAGTTCCTGGCGTTGTCATAAATTCGCCTAATTTTTCAAAACCTGAATCCATATCCACTACATCTTTTGATGGTGGTAATGCCTCGTCAATTTCAAAAATATCTATATCTTCGTATTGATCCATTAATAATACTCTCTCGGTTCAATGTATCGTGGTTCATCCACATAATCAGACTCTAGACTGATAAAGTTACCCTGTCTAAATCGCAACAACGCTTGTGTTGTTGAATCGACTAAATCGTCATGCTCACCATAAGGGAAAGCGGCACATTCTTCAATAACTTCTTCTGCCCAACGTTCGTCAGGAGCCCATACTTGTCCCGCTTCAAAAAGGGGAGCTACGGAGTTTACACGTACATGCTTATCATTGCCCTTACTAGGCGTATAAGTTACTACAGGAATTCCTACTTGACGTAGCTCCTGTGTTAAGGGCATACCAGTTGCTTTCGCTTCGATCAAGATTGTTTCGGGTTCCCAGTATTTATATTCTTCTAACGCAACTTCTTTCAACTCAGGAAAGTCCCATCGGCCTTTTCTAGATTTTAAAAGTATAATGTGCGGTGGGCCGTGTTCCACGGGTTTAAATACACCCCACGTCGTTATGGCACTAAAGTCTGCTGTCTCTCTTTTACTGAATGCGGTATCATAACTTTGTATAACATGCATCAAAGGAGGGATGTCATCTTTTGGCCACATTTTCCACCACTCACGTTTAATAATCGAACCTTCTTCAGATGTTGGTTGTTGTTGCCATTGTGCTTGCCATTTTTGTTCGGACAGCGATGCTTTTACACCATTTAATTCCTCTATCTTCCAAAACTGTGGCCATAACGGTTTGTCATTCAAAACAGCAGGAAACTCGACCACCTCCCACTGATCGGCATTTTCGTTAGTTTGTGCGTTTAATAATTTACCTGTAAGATCCTTTGTAGACCAACGGGTCATAACTATAACTATGGCTCCGCCTGGTTGCAAACGCTGTCTAGGTCCAGATGTGTACCATTCATAGGCGTTGTCCATGGCTGTTTGTGAGAGAGCATCTTGCTCGGAATGTGGGTCATCAATAATTAATAAATCAGCACCACGCCCTGTTATCGCACCACCGACCCCTGCTGCAAAGTATTCTCCACCTACTTTAGTGTTAAATCTACCAGATGCTTTAGAATCCTGAGATAAAGCACTATTTGGAAAAACATCTTTAAATTCCTGTTGATCAAATAAGTTTCTAACCTTTCTACCAAAGTTATATGATAGCTCTGCTGTGTGTGTAGTTTGTATAATTTTTAATTTAGGTTTTTGCCCTAACATCCATGCAGGAAATAAATTGGAAGCAAACTCAGATTTTGTATGTCTCGGTGGCATATTAACAATTAATCGTTTTATCTTTCCACGTGAAATGTCTTCAAATTTTTGTGCAATAATTTTGTGATGGGAACCTGCAACAAACTCTGGCCAAACTTTTCTTACAAAAGTTAGGAAGGAGGAACGGGACTCCTCTGCCACTTTTATTTGCATTTTCCTTAATTCATATTTTAATAATTCCGTTGGGATTTTTTCTGAATTCATAAAAAAGTTATATCATACTTTCTGTTTGTGTAAAACTTAGCCTTTAGACACACTCACACGCGACGGGGCAAATTGGGTTGGGTGGGGGTGCGTGGAAAACCATATGTAGTATGTTGGGCAATCTAAGTACCTAGATGTTGTAGATGAGTGTTAAATGTGTCAGGATGGGGCTGCCTGGAAGAACTGGTAGCTGCATCCTGCTGCCTGGTAAGATGGCATAAAAAAGGGGGCTATATAGCCCCCTCGCCGATCCTTAAGGAATTAAGTTATCTCGGTAGTTTTTCTCGAAGCTTAGACATAACACGCTGACCCCATTCGCTCACGTATCGTGGTGCATTAGGGTCAAGTATTACGCTTTCAACTTCAGACTCCAAGACTTTATATAAAGCCTTCCAATTAATATTATCAACGTGGCTTTGTTCAGTAACAGGTTGATTGTCAACTGCTTGAATACCAAAAGCGTTATTAACTGCTGATAATTGTCTTGATAAGTAGTCATCATTATTCGGCATTTTGATTTCTCCTTTCTATCTACCTTCTTACTCCCATTTTATTCTATACTCAACAACTTTATTTCTTTCTTGTGGATAACTTTTCACTTGACAACGACCGACCAGACGCATGTGCCGTGCTTGTGTACCTATACTATACTACTATACATAAGAGCTAATCAATGGGTAATGGAAATGGACGTAAAAAAAGGGGCGAGTAGGTCGCCCCTGTTATTCTACTTAGGCAATTTATCGGTACTAAGCGGAAATTCTGAAGTCTGCTACTTCATCAATCGTAGCCTTCTTGTTTCGTGATACTGTGCTTTCCGATAAAGGCATAGCCTGTATCTGTTTATACTGCGTTGGCACTTTGCATTGATGATACGCAATCTCGCCAAGTTTCTCCTTGACCAACTGCGAGTCAATCTTTGCACCAAGTTTTTGTGTGACATGAAGCGAGTAATCCTTCCCATGCAATAGGTTTGCATTTTCACTCATAGACAAGTCTATCATCAGTGGTCTGTTGACTTTAATAAAGTCTGCCAGAACTTTCTGCATTGTCAACGCTCGACCATAAGCGTCAACGATAGCTTGTTTATTTCTTTTACTTACACTAGCAGGACTTTGTTGTGCCTTCTCTAGTACTTCTAATATATTAACAGCTTTTGACATTATATTATCCTTTCGTCTTTCTAGTTAATACTCCCTTTATATCCCATGTTATTATACCTGTCAAATCTTTTTTTATTTTTTTTCCACACGCACTTCCACTCCCGTACCTGCAGCATGCACTACTATTATACTATATACACCAAAAGGTTTCGCTAATGGAATGGAGTGGAGGCATCAGAAGACAGACTTCAGCAGCAGGTAGCTGCAGAGCAGAAGCAGCCCCGCTGCTGGGTGATGGGTTGCCAGCAGCAATGTAATGAGCAGGATCATCTAACGTGGTCCTATCATTTGTTCCATCTGTGCCCAGGCAGCTGCGTCCTGGTTCACCAGCAATGAAGCGCCGTCGCCCCAGTCCAGGTACCAATACTCGAGTCGATGGATCTCATAATGTTCGTTAACGTATGCGCGAAGCTCGTCGCTGGGTCCGCCCCAGCTGAACTGCCAACGCCAGTATCCTTCTGCCTGGTCGGTGAATGTATGCGGTTCTACGTAGTCGAATCCCAATGCCTCGTACTCAGGATCTTTAAGATCTTCCTGCCTCTCCTGCCACTGGTCTTCTACCAGCTCAGCGCAGGTGGGTTCTTTCTTTAATACTGTTACAGTCTCTGTCATGTTGTTCCTTTCTAATGTAAGTGAGTCAGGGCGTCTGGCAAACGAATCTGCTTATGGAAGCCCGTGGGTTCTCCTCAGCTCCTGACTCGTGTGGCCGTTCATGAAACTTCCAAACGGATTCGGTAGCCACAGGTATGTATATAGTCCCATCTTATTAGATAGTCAAGACCTATCTACATTTTATTTCCACACGCACTTCAGCTCCTGCTGGTGACGCCAGTCCTGTAACTACTATAGTGCCAGAGCTACGTTGGTCGCCGATGGAAATGCAGACAGCTACCATCTCAGCATCCTGGTCCCGCTGCATGCATCCCTTATATTACAACGGTTGGTTGGCTTCCAGCAATGGAATGGAGATGGAGTAGCTCCTGCTGCGCCTGGTGAGCTGCAGACCAGGAACAATGATGCTGGTAAAAAGGCTTGGTTTTCCGTAATGGAAGTGGACTGGCGTGCCATCAGCTCCCGCTGCAGGTGCAGCCTGACTCTATATGTCCCCTGTGGGATTGGGCTTTGGTAATGGAAATGGAGAACGCAGAAGATGTTCGTGGATTGCATCCCAGGCAGCAGGAGATGCGGGGAGCTCTACTCTATACTGGGGGCGGGTTTCGGGGGTAATGGACAATGTAGAATGGAGCACGGAACACGGAAATATATACAGTGCTCTCTGAGAGAGGTGCTGAAGCATAATAAAAGATCTTCCACCATGTAAAGTATGCTTAATATTCCACACTTTTTGGAAGGGGCTAATATTTATCTTATTACTTGATGTTACTTTTAACTCGACAAAAATGTTGATCCCAGCAGAGATGCCATGCAAGTCTGGTACACCTTGATTTACCCAAGATTCAAACCTAGTCCAATGTATATTTGACAAATTCTTTCGTACCATTTGCCATAGTTTTGATTCTGGTTTCAAAAAGGCATACCGAAATAATAAATAAAAACACCTATCATCAATGCTAATTTCCAATTAAAAGCTAACAATATAACAAGTAATAAAAGCACCATTTGAATCACGGACACCTCTTCATCAGTTCCATCATTTGATTGTAATATAACAATCTAAAATCAAAGCTCTCAGCAGTCAACGCTGCGCGCCTCAAGTTTTCTATCCTACGCCAAAACAATTCGTCGGTCATAGGTAATGCATGATACTCATACAAATCTGGTCTAATTATAGCTAACATACTTTCTCCAATTTAACATCATCATAGCCATCTTCAATCCATTGATCGTATGCTTTTTTTGCGTCTTCATAATTAACGTAGTGATCATCACAACCACCAACCCATACTATCCATTTCATATTTCCTCTCTTTCTAAGGTCTATTTAGTCCCATTCTATTCTATAGTCAAGACTTATTTTCTAATTCTTTTACTTCCTCAAACGTCGTTTCAATACTGTACTGTTCCTTCAAGTCCTGTAACTTCTTCTCAACCTCTTCTCTCGACATAGAGTCAATCGTACCTGTAAGGATTTCTTTCTTATCAACATACAACCCAGCAATCTGTCCACGCCTGGTCTCTGCAGCAACCGCAGCGTTGTAGTTACCAGCAGATGACGCAGCATCTCTGATGCGTGCCAATGTAGCCAACGACCTGTCCTGACTACACTTGTACCGATCCAACACAGCTCTTCGTTCCATCTCAATTGCTTTTGCAGTAAGTGGTGATTTCTCAGGGTGTTGTAGCTCAGAAGCTCTCACCCGAGCTGAACCAGGTGCATACCCAGCATCAATTGCACATTGTGTAGCTGTTTTGAGTCCTTCGGAATGGACAAGAAACAATACAAACCTTCTTTGTTTCTCCGATAGTTTCCTGTCAAATAATGCATCAGAGTATGCTTCAGGGATAATTACGTCTTTATTTTCTTTCATAATGCACCTTTTCTATAGATGTTTTTCTCAAATAATAATTATATTACTAAATATTTCCGAGAAATGCGAGTTTTTTTCGTAAAATATAGATATCTTGTAACCTGTAAATAGTTGTAAGTTACAAGAAGTTACAAAAAAAGGTAAGTATTCTGCTACTTGTAACCTTGTAACCTTGTAACTTGTATTTTACTAAAAAAATATTTTAAAATAAATTTGTCATAGAAACATCTATAGGGAACGGCATTTATGAGAACATCTTTGGATCATCACGCACTAATCTAAGAGCTCTATCCAATGCCTGGCGTCCATCAGTCATGATTACTTCCCACTCTTCAGCAGTGTATACTCTGTCGTGCTTTGGATTATAGAATTTTATTGATACGTCACCGCAATGGCGACACTTATATACTTTTCTTACTGGGCTTTCGGGTAGTTTTGTGTACATACCGTTTTATCCTTTGTAATGGGAATAATATTACGTTTTTAGGTAGTTTTTCTCTAAAATAGATTGAATCCATGACTTTCATGTTCTCTAATCTGTCATATTGACCCGTGTTCCGTGATGCGAGGAGCGTGTCCAATAAATCACGTTGCTTGAGTATTTCTTGATCGCTCATCTGCTTTTTGCTCTGCTATTTTTACTTTGAAGTCGTTCTTTAATTGCTTTTCCGTATTTTTTCTTAATATTTAAGTTGGTAGCATCTACTTTACCGCCTCTTTTTTTCTTTAAAGGAGTAACTCTTTTTCCACCTTTATCTTTAATAATTCTACCATCAGGTCCTAATCTACCAGGTTTTGGTGTACCTTTAGAACGAAGTCCTGGTTCACCAACATTTCTAGAACCTGGGTTCATCAGACGTTTAATCTGTCCAGCAATACTTAAATCTTTACCTGCTGGATTACCTTTACCAGCTTTAATATTTATACCTTTTGATTTAACACCTTTACTACCAATTTTTTTTGCTGCTGCACTTCTACCTGATAATACTGAATCAGGACCAACGAAATTCTTTTTTGTTGATGCGGCTTTTCTTTTTCGTAATTCTTTTGCAAGTTTTCTTAACATAATACTCTCCTAATCTCCAAATTTTAATCTTCTTATAACCATGTCTAACTCTGCTTCATTCGAAACTTTTTTACTTTTCTTCTTTGGTTTTGTTTTAGGTTTAATTCTATTCGGATTCTTTGGCTTTTTCTTTAGTTTAGGTTTTATTTGTGGAGGATCAAATGGTCCTTTACCGTATACTCTTTCAATCATTTCATCTACTGATTCTCTTCGTTTATCTCTCTCATCTTTAAAAAGTTTGCCTTTTCTAAGACTCTCTCCTGCTTCGCCGCCCATAGCTTTTTTAACAGGCTTATTCTTTTTAATAGTAGCTAATGCGCCTGCTCCAGCACCTGCGGCTGCGCCAAATCCTACAACTTGTGTTTTTGATGGCCCTGATTGTTTAACAAGGTCAGGTTTACCTTTATTTTTTTTCTTTTGTATTGCAACAAAGTCTTTTGCAGACTTAGAAATCTTATCTTTTACTTTTTTATTTTTTAAGGCTTTACCAAAACCTTTAATCGCTGCACCAAATATACCCATACCAAGTCCTTTGTTTCAGAGCTGCCGTAGTTAGGCATTTCGCTTCACAAGCAGCTCATAGTAACAGATATAGTATATTATCACATTTGATGCAACTAAATATAGGGGAGGCGTAGCATCCTCCCCTTACACTTTGATGATTTAACAGGTCATAATACCTTGGCAAAAAATTAATAAAAACCAAGTTTGAGGAAACCTGAACCATCCTCGTCTAAATTTAGGCTTTAAACACAGCGTGTGTAGCGCCGCTGGAAGCCCTTCCTCAAATTTTAAAAGGGCGGTTCGCCCTTAAACTCTATAACTGGTTTACTCTCCCGAAATCGTGTAGTTTTTGAATGATTCGGGGTCCAAGGGCGGTCCATAGTACACCGCGAGGGAATCTTCAGTGCCTTCTGTCCAGGTTTGGTGGTAGTACTTATTTTCATTGATTTCCCCTTGTGAGTGACAAACCTTACACTGCTCAATGGCTTGTTCTGCCTCGAATCTAACTTTAACATATCCGTTTCCTTTACATCGACTGCATATAATCATAACGCCTCCATAATATTTTTCTCAAGCGCTCCCATCGCATACGGGCGGCAACTTCTCTCCAGTTCCGTGGGTTGCGTACCGCGGTCTTTGAAACTTTTACATACTCACGTAGTAATTTTTCTTTCAGTGGTGTCTTGCGGCCCATTCTACACTTTCCTTTCTATTTTCTAATTCTTCTAATTTTGCCTCGTATTTAGTTCGCACAGACCATCTTCCAAAAAAGAATCCTATTACAAGCACGCCTATGATGGCGCTAAGATGCCATAAGTGAAACATACACTCTCCTTTCTACAAAGCATCACTTTGTCATATTTCCAGGTGCAGTACTCATTACTGAAATTACCTATCTCATCTTTTACACAATCACGCATAAAAGTTTGATACGGCGAATAATATATGAGAATATATACACTCGCCAGTATCGTCCCACATAAGCATAAAATGCTTATGACTTTTGCAATAAATTGTAACATCGAATACAAAACCAAGTACAAATATAACTACCTCTTTTAACACCCATCATATTATCCGTGAGATACTCTTTACTACACTTATTACAACACTTCTTTTCATACTTCCAATCTGGTTTAAATGGTCGGTATGACTTAAACCTTGGCATGAGTGTCATGCTGCTTCTTTAATTTTAAGACGTGAACCTGACTGTAATCCCCAGTTGTATACTTCAAGAATTACTTCTCTATAGTCAGCAGCGTTTGTACAGTGAACAATTTTTCTGGAATTTTGTGCTAACTTTTTATTCCAGGTACGTTTACTAAAACGCCAATGATTATAAATAGATAAAAATGCAGTAACAAAGTTCCTGTTTTTATAATCAACTAAGTAATTTTTAAAAGTACAAATATACTCGGCTGTTTCACATGCTTCATTCCAATCTAAAATTTTAAAACGTCCTTCTTTAAAGTCTTGTTCTATTTCTCTTGTTGGATTAACAACCGTGCCAAGCAACATCATTAAATTATTTCGATGTGAAAATTTATATTTTTTTCTAAACAAAGAATACATGTGATATGGTTTAGTATCATACGTGTTTGGATATTTTTGTCTTTCAACATCCATGTTTGAATTTAAATAATCTTCTGTATTCCAATTGTTTGAAATATTATTAATGCGTTGAATATCAGAAACCGTAACATCAACATCAGTAATGATGTATCGAATAGGAATATCTAATCTTCGGTGTGCTTCTAATCTATGAAGTCCATCAATAACTTTCATATTTTTATTTACGAGAATTGGTAAAGGCACATATTTTTTTTGTATACTTTTAATTATACGATTAATATTTGTCTCAGCTCTCGCTGTCGTAGGCACTCTATTGCCGACAATTCTGTCAAAAATACTAAAATCTTTCGTTGAATAAATAGTATTATAGGTTTCTTTTTTCATGCTGTTAACTTTCTTTTTTTTGCTTCTTGTTTTACCAAGTAGGTTATTTGCATACCAGCCGACCGATCGTCGGCGGCAGCTATCTTCTTCAATAATTTGTACGTTTCAATGGCTACTGCCACACTTTTAAACTTCTTGATGTTCATTATCTTCCCTCTCGTAAGTATTGTTCATGTTTCTTAATTGCGTCTTTTGAACCAGGATTAATAAACAAATCCTTTTTCGCCAATTGAAGTTTAATAACTCTAGGAAGAGAATACAAAATATCTAAATAAGTAGGTGTTTTTTCCTTATCTAATTTTCCACTCGTAAAATACTCAAAAATTTCTTGAATATCTTCTTCCAAGGCTTTTAAAAGATTAGCGTCTGTCCATTCAAAAGGGACACTTGTTGTGTCATTTTCGTCTTTATACATCAGTTCAACAGGATCCGTGTCGTAATTTATTTTATACTCGCCAACATCCATTTGTTCTGAAATTTTTAATTTTTTTTTGGATACACCCATTTTCTTTATGTAATCCATGTAACCTTCTTCATATTTTTGTTTCATCCTGTCTCCTTTAGTTGATGAGGTAACTTTGATAAATGTTCCTGCATTTCGATGTCACCAAAATCAAAAGCAGACTGTTCAGGTTCGTGAGCCGCGGACGGTGTAAACTTACGCCCTGCATTACGAGCCAAGTCATTCCACTCTTGCGCAAACTCTGTATAAAGCTCAGCCATTGTTTCATCACCTAGTCTCTTTGCATCGCGGGCATTTTCTATATATGCTTTTGCTCGCGTCAAACGTACCCCAAGACGAAATCCCTCTTTGAATGTCATCTCATATTCTTTTTTAAGTTTCATACTTTCTCCTTTTTAATTTTTTGGTATAACTTTATTGTCTTCCAAAAACTGTTCAATTATTTCAACAGGGTATCTAACTTGGCGACCATATTTAATGTAAGGGACTCCTCTGTTTTCAACTCTATCTCTACGTAGCTTATGGACGCTTACCTTAAAATAATTAGCTAATTCATGTTCTGTTAAAAATCTTTGATATTTATCCATTTTTCCTTTTTTAGTGTGAGTAGGGGGATTCTTTGACTACCCCCAACCTTTTCCCGACAAGTCAACCTGTCATAGTTAACCAGTACTTCAGTACCAACCCTCACACCCTCAGTCATTCGACCATACCTTGTGAGAATCGTGCCTTACTACCTTGTTACAGTTGTTCAGCCATACTCAGAGAATGTTGCACCATTCTCATTTAATTGTTTCTTTAATCTAATATAATGGGAGTGTCAACTATTATTAATAACAAACATATTTGATTCAAGACACCATGTTTCAACATATACAGGATTGATTCCTTGTTCTGCCGCAGTATCATATAAAACATTTTCTATATCAACGCGTCTAGCTTCACACTTAGGTTCATCAAACCAAAGTTCAGCAGTATGTCTAACGGATGGCATACCAGGCATAGACACCATAGAAATTAATAACCAAATCTTAATCACCTGCATCGCCCCAGTTGTCACCGCATTCAACGTCGACTTTACTTGGGACAGACAGTTCAACACAATTTTCCATAATCTCTTTGATCTTAGCCTTATCTACATCGCTTGCAACAGAAAAGTCAAGTTCATCATGTACTTGTATGTGCGCTAGGTAGCCTTCTTTATGTAATTCTAGCATAGCTTTCTTTGTTTGATCAGCAGCAGAGCCCTGTATCAATCTATTGAGTGCCTTATATGTCCAGGCACGTTTAATCATATGTTCGCCGTATTGTTGTTGAGCTTCAGCTAATGGCAGAGACTTCTGTCCCCACTCATTTGTAGGCTCCCATTGGTCGAAACGACAGCGTCTACCTTCTAATGTAGACAGATACCCTTTCTTACCAGCTTTGTTCATTGTATCATTCATTAATTGTTTAACAAACGGCACGCGTTCATTGTAACTTGCAAGTAGTTCACTTGCTGTCTCTAAATTAACACCGAGCTGTGACATCAGTTTACCTTTACCCATGCCGTAGAATAGCCCTAAATTGATCGTTTTAGCTTGCTTACGAGGTATATCAGCCATCTTTGATACCATTTTATGAAAATCCGTTGTTGGATCTTCTTGATACGAATCTACAAACTTACTAGCTCCTGTAAAATGACGTAGGCTTGCGTAATGTACGACGAGCCGTGGTTCTTGTTGTGAGTAATCAAAGATACCCCACTCATGATCTTTTTCAGGAATAAATATACTTCTGATCAGTGGGCCGAGAATCCCGTGCCGTGCTGGTATTTGCTGTAAGTTCGGATTACTGTAACTGAACCTACCTGTTACTGTTCCTCCTTGGTCGGAACGCATTTGGTGGATTTCAGCATGAATCCTGCCTCGGTACGAATGCTTGGTGATACTTTCAATGAACGTTGTTCTCGCTTTATTGATCTCACGACACTCCACAACCATCTTTGCCAAAGGAGAATCATGACTTGATAAAAAGTTTTTATCAAACTTTGGTTGCCCTGTCGGTGTGCGGTCATAAGGAATCTGTAATGCATCAAATGCTTTTGCCACGCTAGCCGCAGCCCAGACTTCCACAGATGTACCTGAAAGTTTTTTGATAGATTGTAAAAGTTTATTTTCTTGTTTCTGTAAATCATTTTTAATTTTCTCCGCTTTTTCTAAATCTACTCTAACACCTTTTTGCTTCATCTTAAATAAAACAGGAAACAAATCAGTTTCCAATTCAAAAATGTTAATTAAGTTTTGTGAAGTGATTTCTCTTTTGAGATGATGCCATAAGCGTAGCGTCACAGCAGCGTCTTGCTCTGCGTACTCTCCAACGTGAGATGCGGGAAGCTTCCACATTTCTCCTTTCGGATCTAGACCCCACATTTTTGCTGCCTCGTAGAGTTGGGCTTCCGATTTTGACTCTTTTAGATAATCTTTTGCTAATGAGTTTAGGTCAAATCGAAACCTGTTTTCATCTACCAAAGGGGCAGCGATTAAAGTGTCTATTATTTTACCTTTAATGTCAACACCCATCGCAGTAAGCCAGCCTACATCATAAAAAGCGTTATGAAATATATAATTAATATTTTCGTATGAGCATTGTTTTTTAAGCCACTTTGTAACAATAGCTTTATCCATGTTGGGCGGTGTTTCGTGAGCAATGGGGTAGTATCCTTTCCACCCGTCTACGGCAACAGCGATACCAACGACTTCACCATTCTTACGTATATATCCTGGCCCTGTATCTTTGATACCAGGGTCGCGTGTTTCTAAATCAATTGCTATCTCGTCATAACCAGATAGATCAGGGAAGTGGTCAGGCATAACCCATTCACTAGGCATGCGATGTACTTTAGGAAACCAATTAGGTTGTTCTTTCATTTTTTTTCTCTTTCCTTATGCCATTGCTTAATAGCTTCACTTGTTTGTCGTCCTCGTCTCTCTCCTTCTGATTCAAAAGAAATATCTTTATCTGTTCTTGCTTCTATTTCTCCTGCTATCGCAGCGTACGCGGCCATATCAATGTAACTATCTTTTTTATGTTGGTTCATGAGCCGTGCTACTTTAACCAAGGCCATACATATCGCAACATCATGTGCTGTAATTGGTGTCTTTAAAAAAACAGACCAGAAATCTGCAATGTTCTGATGATTTGTAAGTTTATCACCATAATCTTCTTGGCGATCACCGCCAATTAATTTACTGGCTTGCTCTAGTAAATCTTTAGATATCATGCCGATCTCCTTTCATGAAAAAATATAGGTTCGTATTCAAACTGCGCTTCTGTGCGACGCACAACAATTAATTTCTTTTTGGCTCTTGTCATACCAACATAGAAAACTCTTGCTTCATCATCTCTACCTTGTTGTGTTTCTGTAGATGATTTGTAAGGACCATAAGATAGATCCGTCAACAACATAACGTTGTCTCTCTCCCCGCCTTTACTTGCATGTATTGTTGATACTTCTATGCGTGGTGTGTCATCTAATTTATTTCCTTCACGCATAATAGCTCTGAGATAATTTATTCTCTTTCTTAATCCTTTCGCATTCAATACATCATACCATTTCATGGTACGCACGTCTATGTCTTTGATTGTTTCACGCAAACCATAATCTTTTATTAAATCTTCTAATGTGTAAACAGCAGCATGATCACCTTTAAATGTTCCGTAGTTTCTTTTTATGCGTGTGCTATCCATAAACTGATAAACAGTATCACATAACTGACCAGAAACTTCTTTACCATTTTGCAACGTGGTCCACGTTTTGATAGCTTCAATATATTTTAAATTAACAACGGATTGTCCGTAGCGTTTATACAACCAACCAAACTGCTCTAAAGATTCAGAAACTTGTTGCACAATCTCATGTGTACGACATAAAATTAACCACTCGCCTTCAGCCAATCCTTTGTTTAAAGGTCTGATATTTAAGACTTTTCTCTCGCCTTCTTCATCTCTTGGCTTGTAACTTTTATCAATTCTTCGTGATATTGACTGTGCTAATTTTGTGGCAATAGTGTGTATACTTTTAGGAATACGATATGACTGTGTTAAAGGAATGATAGTATTATTTTCATCCTGTGCCATATTAATAAAGTGTTCGATGTCTGCACCTGCCCAACGAAAGATTGCTTGATCATCATCACCAGCAACATATGTTTCAATTGGTTTTGCCACTTCTTGTATCATGTCAATGACTTGCCATTGGTGCGCAGATAAATCTTGTGCTTCATCAACAAATAAATATTTTAATGGTGGCGGATTTTTTTTCTTTAAAAAATGATTAAAGTAATCAACGTATTCTAATTTATCTCTATCACGTTTAAAATTTTTTAGATCTAAATCCATTTGTTCAATCGTGTTCCGTGCGCCGTAGTCACTGAGCTTAACAGTACGAAAAATTTGATTGAGTCTATCGTCATCATCAGGAAACTTTGCATACGCTAAATTAATCAAGTCTTGATACTCACTCTTTGCGGTTGGCATAGAGATGTCCATACCATTACCTTTCTTCATCTTGTTAACAAAGAAACGGCCCGTGTTCCGTGATAAGTCATCATAATCACTTTGATCCATGATCTGTGATTGTTGTAACTGTAATCGTTTATAAGCGAGCGAGTGAAGCGTACAAAAATAAGGGAACAGCTTTTTTAATTCCGCCTCACTCCACTCCTCCTTCGTGACTCTGTCACGAATCTCTTCAGCAGCTTTTACTGTAAAACTAAAGTATCCAATCTCATCTGGTCGACAATGACCACCACTAATTAATTTATCAACTTTATCTTTTAAAAATGTTGTCTTGCCTGTGCCAGGAGGACCTATAACTATATTTCTTTTCATTAGTATGGTTCCTCTTCTTTAAAATCTTTTGACTTCACAATGTATTCTGCATCATTAACAGTCGTTGGTATCTTCCAAATATGTGTAACCTTATCATTTATACGCAACTTCTCTGCAGTGCCTTTAAAATCAGAGAATACTTTAAACTGTCCTACATCACTTAATTTATTAAAACGTTTTGTTTTAAGAAAGTCTCTGAATGCTTGTGGTTTAAACATGTAATTATTCTCTTGCTCATAGACCATGCCTTGCAACATATCTTGTCTGTCTTTTGCTCCACCATTATTCTCTATAAATATTTGTAAGTAAGATAAGAACTGACCATTAGAACTTACCTCGCCTGGCATAATAACTTCTTCAAATCCAGGATCATCAAATAATGACTGTACTTTATCTGCCCATGCATCAGCACGAATAGGTTGTGGACTTTCATTTATTTGTTTAACACAGGCTCTTCTGTATCTAGGAAACTCTGCCAAGGTATCACCATCAATAACTAAAACTTTACCATTATGTGTAACTTCAAACATAGGATCATCAGAAACAAACTTCTTCAAACTAACAATAGAAGAGGTAGTTCCTTTACCAATACCAAACTTAGTATTTTTACATTTCATTTCTTCACACACATCTTTGAAAACAGGTAACTTACATCTGTAAAAATAATTTTTCTTATCACTCACTTGATTTAAAAGTGTTTGAACTTCTTTACTTGGTAACGGCGGATGAAAATATTTTAAATTATATTCATCTAATTTCTGTTCTAACTCTGTATCTTGAAAACGTTGTCGTAAATAAATACCTACTTGAAATAAACATTCGTTCCGTGAGCCTTGAGCAAAGCCTCGTGATGCTAATGTCACTAAACAAGGAGGAGCTCCTTTCCAATCGGTATTCTCACGTTCTTTTTTCTTTATAACTACCATGCCGAGATTCGATACGACTTTACTTTCATAATGCGCTATAAACATATCCAGATTATCCAATGCATTACCTTCATCATCTAGCGCATATCTTGTCGGATACTCTGGGTGGTTATACGGCAAGTTTAAAAAGTTTCCTGTCCCTTTCGGGTTTAACTCTATTTGTTTTGGAAAAATTTCACTTTCACCATAACCTAACCATGCAGCTATCTCTGTCAGTTTCATCTGCATATCTACTGCTTTTACTGACTCTTTTACAAATAAAAATACATGAGCACCGCCACTCTTTGATTTACATACAACCAGTGGTAATTTATTTTCGAGGATCTGTTTAATTAATTTTTTATGATCGAACCCATCATAGGAGTCTATATCAATAGCACCCCACGTACACGTGTTGTCGTCTTTAATAGGAATAATACCAAGCGATGGTTCTTTTCCATCAAGATGATCATGCCATTTTTGTTCCGTTAATTGTTGTTTTTCTATCCAGGATTTTGCTTCTAGTTTACCATTCTCATTTTTTGAACGGCTTTCAGTTTGACCATAAGCTCGGTCAAGCCCTGTAAAAATCTCTATAAATCGTCGTCTCTGTTCTGTCATTCTTATACCTAGTTGAGGGAGCGATTTTCAGGAGGAAAATGATGTGCTCCCTCGATTAATTTAACGATATGTTTAGTACGGTGTTTTTTCGCCGTCGTCAACACTTTCGTCATCATGCTTAACTTTTACTTCACCAGCATCAACAGACGCGGAGAAAGCCTTTGCTTGTGAATACAAGTCAGCATCTTCGATTGGACCGACCCTAGAGACGTCCCAACCAAACCATTCGCCCAAATCATTTGACTCTGCAATCGTTTTGAGTGAGTAAATGTGAGAGTATGAAGGAGGTGTAAATAACCCCTTCGCACCCTTTAGCTTTAACCCAAGCATTAAAGAATTCCATCTTTTAGACTTCTTTCTTTGTGTGCTTTTCATAGCGATTAAAGCTTGTGACCAAACTCCATTATCGCTTTTAATTAAACAAAAGTGATTAGCCGTATCCTCGATATAGTTGCCATTAGCAAGTCTATCTTTACGTTGATCATCTCTTGTTGTTTTTGACAATATATTACTATCGCCAGAATGAATATTGACAGGAGCACCAGTTCCCTTGCCTCTATCCTGCCATTCAATATATTGACGTTGATAGGAACAAGGTATGACCTGTACTCCTTTATCTCCGTCAAATATTTCTTTTGTCAGCGTGTTGTAGATCATTCCACTTTCCGCTCCCTCAATATATTGAGGATCTCTCTTCTTAATCTGTGGTGATGTATCACTTAGAATACGAAGAAAAGGGATTGCAAGATCATCCATGCCTAGTTGCCCTAGCCCTTGATTAGCGTCTGCTTCAAACATGCTAGAATCAAATGCAACAACGTTTCCTGCTTCTTTAGTCTTTATAGCGTTTGCCATATTTACTCCTTATTTTTTCTTGGTTATTTTTGTCTTCTGTCCGATAAACAAACTAAATGTATTGTCTGGGACAGATCTTCCTTCTTGATGCCACTTTTTAATAGTGGCTTTCAGTGTCGAAGGATGCACTGAAATCTTTACTTCAGGAATGAGGCCCATCTCTTTTATTGTCTCTTCAAGATGTTTTGCTTTATTACCCTCTCCCTTACCGAAACTTATACCGACATTATTTTTTATAATATCTCCTAAACCATTATCTTCTAACCATTCATAACAAGCAGATGATTTCTGCGGGTCTTTAGGTATAGATACATGAATATCTTCTACTACATCTACCTTTGATCCGTCATACATAGTTGTAGATGTCATGCCTAGTTCTGCCATTTTACCTGGTATGACTTCACCAGATAATTTACGTAAATTTTCTTTATAACCTTTTAATTGTTCTTCTGTGTCTTCTATAACACTCTCTAAACGTAACTGTTCTCTTAATAGTTCTGCTACTGATTCCAGACCCTTCTGATCTATATTAGCAACATCCTCTTCAAAATTTATCTTGCTCATCTATTTCGCCTTTCTCATTTAAATTAATGGTTACAGGATAATAACGTTGCTGTTTCTTATCCCATTTCAATATGTTGAATCTACCCCTATTCATTTCAGCGGCAATACAACAAGCAATACCCATAGCTGCGGGATCACCCATCATTAAAAGATAATCACCATCATCAAAATCTTTTAATTTTCTTTTTAATTTTCGTATGGCAGGTTGTGGACTAAACATAATTTGTTGGCCACTATCAAATAAAACAACAATGTCACCATATTCAGCAGCACCTAATACATTTATATACGGATTCTCCTGTACTAAAAATACAGTTGGCTTACCTGGTTCTTTTGTTTTACTAAAACTATTCATACTTTCTATCTTCCCCTTTATACTTGTATTTTCTTTTTGCAACTGTTATATTTGCATTTTTAGAAAGTTATTATGGATTATAGATTTAAAACAAAGCCGTTTCAACATCAATTAGATGCATTGAAACAAAGTTGGAATAAAGAAGTTTGGGCCTTATTCATGGAGATGGGTACAGGTAAAACGAAGGTTTGCATTGATAATATTGCTATTTTGTATGACAAAGGCAAAATAAATGCAGCATTAATCGTTGTACCTAATGGTATCAAACGTAACTGGCGTAATGAATTAGGAATACATTTAGCCGATCACATAAACTATCGTGTTGGTGTATGGTCAGCTTCACCAAAGAAAAAAGAAAAAGACGAGCTTGATCAGTTGTCCGTGAGCGTTGATGACTTGACCGTTCTCATTATGAATATAGAAGCATTGTCCACGGTCCGTGGTCGGGACTTCGCAAAAAGTTTTTTAACACGCAACAATTCATTAATGTGTGTAGATGAATCAACTACCATAAAAAATCATTCGGCGGCACGTACAAAAAATATAATTAAATTAGCAGAGCTTGCAAAGTATAGACGTATCATGACAGGTTCACCTGTTACCAAGTCACCACTTGATTTGTTTTCACAAGTTCAGTTCCTTGATCCGTGGTTGTTGGAACAACAATCGTACTACGGGTTCCGTGCAAGGTATGCTGTGATCGTTCAACGTAGTGTCGGTACACATTCTTTTCAACACATTGTCAAATATCAAAGATTGGACGAATTACAGGAAAAAATACAGCATTTTTCGACTCGCGTCTTAAAAAGTGACTGTTTAGACCTACCTGAGAAGGTTTATACGAAGCGGTCTGTGTCATTGACCGCGGAACAGGTAAAAGCTTACACAGAGATGAAAAAAGCGGCAATAACGTTCTTTGAAGAAAATGTGATGACCGCAGCCTCCGTTTTGACACAAATGATACGATTACATCAAATAATTTGTGGTCATGTCAAAACAGACGACGGAGAAGTGAAACCAATCAAGAGTAATCGTATAAAAGAATTATTAGAGGTACTTGAGGAGACAGATGGTAAGGTTATTATCTGGGCCGTGTACCGTTATGACATACAAGAGATAGAAAGAACGTTAGGAGAGAAGTATGGTAAAGAAAGTGTTGCGACGTATTACGGGGATACAAAAGATAGTATACGCCAGTCTATTGTTGACAGGTTTATGGATGCTGATGATCCTCTTCGATTTTTTGTTGGAAATCCCAAAACAGGAGGTTATGGCCTTACTCTTACTTCTTCTCACACTGTTGTGTATTACTCTAACGATTACTCATTAGAAGTACGATTACAATCAGAAGACCGAGCGCATAGAATAGGGCAAACATCGAAAGTGACATACGTAGATTTAATGGCAGATCATACTATAGATGAGAAGATTGTAAAAGCATTGAATGCTAAAATAGATTTAGCTAGTCAAGTTATGGGAGAAGATCCGAAGAAAATATTATTTGATTGAAGCGGTTTGTGTTTTTAATAACAAATCCATTTTTGTTTCAAGGCGTACTAATCGTTCACTCATTTCTGGTATTTCTTTTAGGACTATTGCCTCTAAGGTGTTTGCTTTTTGTTCAACGGCTTCCAATCTTGATGATAGCATCATATAAGATGCTCCCGCACCAAAAACAATTAGTGCTAACCAAACAGCGTCTCTAAAAGTTAAATCTTTCATAAACTAAAGTCACTCGCTTTCATCAACATATCATATTCTGGGTTACTTAATGATGCAAGTCCTCCTTCATTAAATTTTTTATTAGGATTTAAAAATTCTCTAATTTCTCTGGGATCAACATATGTTGGATTTGGGCCTGCTTGTTGTTCAGGGTAATTTTGTGTGTACATTGGTATTTTAAAAAAGTTAGACAATGGCGTTTGATCTACTGCCATATCTTTTAAAGGATAATCTTCAGGTCTGCTTTCATCAATAAATTTAATTGGTGTAGAAACGTCAGGGACATTTGCACCGCCAAGGCTCGTTGGTAATAAACTTTTTAACCCAGCAAGTGTTCCACTGAATTCATCAGCAATAGAAGATAATCCTCCTTGCACTTTTCCTTTTCCCGATTGATAAGCATTAGCAATAGCAGAGAAAACATTACCACCTGGAATCATAGACATTGCAATTCTAGGAAGACCTGTCATTGCAAACTGTGTAAGAGGAAAACGATTTGCATATGTTTGCATAGCTTCGGGAGTAGAAGTTCTAAAATCTTGCATTCTATCCTGATAGACATTCATACCAGGTCTAGTTGGTGAGGGTTGATTTTTAAAAATATCTTTATTATCAATAATATTCTGCAACCTCATTTCATTTGTAATTAAATTATCTGGTATGTTAGGTAATTGAGCAGGTTGAACATTTCTCGGAGGATTCTTGTCTAACCGTGAGTTGTCATCAATACCTCCTCGTATTTGATAATTACCTGAATTATCTTGATAGCCTTGTTGAATGGTTTTACCACCCATTTTAACTGTGCCATGATAACCTCCGTGTGGCATTAGCTTTGTCCTCTCAATGCTAACGCTGCATCTATATCACCTGATGCTAACGCTGCTCGTTGGTCCGTGTTCAACGGACTGCTTTGACCCATTCCTCTTAAACCAGGCCCTGATATTGCTGCATTTGTATCGAACATAGACTCACCACCCATACTAGGAACGTCAGGCATAGCTATTTCTGTATCACCTTCAATGACACTAGCTTTTCCTGTTTCAATATCTTCTAAAGCTTTTTCTTCTGTTTCAATGTTTTGTAAGTTTTGTATATTAAGATTTAAATTATCTCCGTATCTTTCATTCATGTAGTCACGCATAAAGCCATCATTGATACTATCTGTTACAGCAAGATATTCACTGTTGTATAAATAATCTAAAAACCCATTTGGATTTTTTGCTACCTTATCAGGTGTATTAAACTCTTTTGGTAACTCTTCTCTAATAGTAGGTTGTCTAAAATATCCTCGTAAGAAATTAACAAGAGATGCTCTCTTTACCACATCAGATGTTTTTGGATCTACAATTTTTGTATATGCTTTCAATGCACCTGGCTCCGATAAAAAGTTTGCTGTTCTTCGTGTCAATAAACCAAGCATAATTGATCCAGCTAAACCACCCCCAAGATAACCAAAAAAGCCTCCTTCATTAGCGCTTGCTCCTGCCGCCGCACCTGAACCAAAAATAGCAAAAGTATTTGCAGCAGATCTTAGACCACCTAAAGATAAACGTCTTGCAACAAGTTGTGAGGTAGATGTACCTATGCCTGCTTGTTTTACCATAGACTGCAACGCTACTAAATTATTAATATTTTCTTTAAATGCTTTGCCGTTGTATCCAGCAAGATTCATCATTTCTTCAAAACCTTCATCTTTAAAATTAATATTTTGTTTTAACTTATCAACATCTAATATTTTTTCATTGATTGTTATAGTTCCTGGTTTTCCTGAAGGGTCTGCTACTTTAACAGCTATTTCAGGAGCATCATCTAAAGCTGCTTTAAAACCATTATTAACCCATGATCTTACACCCGTCATAAATGCATTTTGACCAACAAGTTGTTGATAGTCTCTTACACGCTGTGGTGACAAGCCATCTCTAAATAACATCTTACCAATTTCATCAGAATAAAAATAACCAGGTAAGTCTGGCCCTGATGTAAATAAATTCTGATCAACTAAATTAAACTGTTTTGCTGCAGGGCTTTTATATAAAGGACTCATTTTTCCAAATACTTCATTAGCTCTGTACAAAGATTTTTTTGCAGCTTCTGCTAATACTTTTTCTTCCGCATTTAATCCTGGTGCCCAGTTTGCATAGTCGTTTAAATCTCCTGTTAATGCTTTTCTAGCTTTGGCTAATAAACTTCCACCCATTATACCTTGTTTAGCACCACCTGGACCTAACTTACTTTCCGCTTCTTGATACAATCTGTTAATCTCACGTTGAAACGTTCTCACATCTTTTGGTTTTATATAATCAGGCAAGTTAGATAATGTTTCAACAACAAATTTTTCAATCTTATCAAGCTCAGGTTTAAATTCACTATAATTTTCTAATTGAACTTTCATGTCTGCAATTTCATCTCTAATACTTTGTGCCATAGATTTTGTTCTTGACGTAGGTATAAAAGATTTAGATATTTTTTTTGCTTTGTTTTCGAAATCTGTGTACAACAAATCATTAATGTAAGAGAATTGTCTGTATCTCTTACCAGCTTCTTCAAACATAAAAGCACCTACTTCTGTCATATGTTGTATTGGAGCTAATTCATTTACTCTTAATTCAGCAGCCATCATGTCTTTGTAACTTCTAAATCCAGCATTTCTGGCATCAGTGTCCATTTGTTTTCTCACTGCTCTTGGCAATGATTTATAACTATTACTTATATAATCAATTAAAGGATCATCACTTTGACCTCTTCCAAGATCACCTAATGCATCTTTCATGCCTTTAGTTAATTGTATGGAAGCAAGTGTATTTCTTTTTGAAAAGCCCCCTCCTAAGAGAGGTATTTTACCAATAACTTGAAAAAATTTTCCTGCCACAGGAGACAGCGCTCCACCAGCTCCTCTTGATAATTGTGATATACCAATAGGCACATTATAAAATTCTGCGATGTTCGCAAATTGAGCTTTTGGTCCTTCCAAACCAAATAATGCTTTTCCTAACATTGGTCGTAAATATGAAGCAATCCCCATCAAACCTGCAGCACCGCCTGTAAAGTACAAGGTATTTCTACCATGTGTTAATGCTTCGAGGGCCGCGTTTGGTGCATCTTGAGGATCTGGTATGCCCATTGTTTTACGTATTGCCGCGTTTGTTAAATCGTATACGAGACTCGCTGCTGTACCGCCTGCTGTTGCACCCGCTGTTGTTTTAAATATAGAACCTTCCAACACTTCATCAGCAAGACTCTTTGGTACTTTTGCTCCACCAGGTTTTGGTCCACCTTTAAATCCAAACATAGAACCACCAATGTCACCAGCCATAATAAAATCATTTCGTGATCCAGGTGCAACATTTCGTACCATTTGATTTAATTCTGTATATTTATTTTGAGCAAATTTTTTAGGATCTCTAAATATTTGAAAGATACTAGCAGTGTTATCAACCGCATTACGATGTACTTGAGGATCATATGCATCTTTAAATTTCTTTACATAATATTTGTAAGGGTCCTCTCTTCTTTTCATTTCATCTGCTACGGCTTCTTGCGATTGTAAAGCGTTAGCCATTTGATTTGTAATGTAATTAAATTGTTTTGCGTTAATAGGATTTTTATCTTCCTTTGCTCTTTCTCTGTTAATTAATTTAATAACATTATTTTGCTCAACCTCTGTTCGTGGTGCAAAAATTGGATAAAAAGTTCTGTTATCAAAAGGAGCTCCTTTAACTTTAGGTATTGCTCTATCCTGTCCTGTTTCAGGATCAACTGATCTTTCCAATACTTCTTTTTTAACAGTAATATATCGTGGTCCACGTAAACCTGTTTGCTGTGAAGGAAGCTCCACAGACATGTATCCTTCAGGAACCATTGATGGTTCTTTATATATCATTATTCTATCTCCAAGTCTGCGTACGGATCAACAAACTCTGTTGCTCCGTCTAATGATTTGTTAGGATCTTGATTTTGTAATTCTGGTTCTGTGCTAAATTTTGATGGATTATAGTTATATAAAAACCCTTCTTCGTATCCTGCTTTTTTGTATATTTGTTTTTGTGCACTAACAAAGCCTTGTAATTCAGCTTCAATTGCACCTAACGATGTAATAACAGTATCTGAAGAAGTATCTAAATTATATAATGATAAAGATGCTTTTGCATTATTAACGTCATCAACATTCAAACGACCAGTTGGTTTTCTTGCTCTTGCAACTGCGTAGTAAATTGCATTTAATTTAATTTCATTTGCAGCGAGTGCGGGATCATAGTTTTCACGTGGCTTAACAAAAAATTCTTGATAGATTTTGTTTTCATCTGATTCTAAATCAGAATAAAAATCAGTAGCATTCCTGCCAGGATACGCTCCTTGATAAGAACCTGCTAAATCATTAAATACACTTGATTCAATTTTATTTTTTGCAGCCTCGTACGATTCTTGATCAATAACACCAGCTTCAACAAAAGTATCCGCGATATCAAGAATAGTACCTTTAACATTTTGTAATGTCTTTTTAATAGCACCTGGTGCACCAACTCTTCCTCTATTTTGAGCAATAGATGTTTTAATATCACCAATAAAAGATAGTGCTTGATTACCTGTATTTATTTTTTCCGCTTGAGCTATCTGTGCTTTTACATCTTGTTTTAACGAATTATCATCATTTAAGCTAAAGTTTGCCATTACAGCATCTAATGGCGCTGGCTCATAAATAATTTGATCTCCTACTTGCTTTGGTATGAAAGGTTTTTCTATACCATCTTTTGGATCAATACCTAAGTATCCTGTTACGTATTTTACTGTTTGATCCAAACCTTCTGGTTTGATAGCAAATACTTTTGGTGTTTTTTCAAACTGTTCAGCTAATAATTTTGCATTGTTTTCCATCGCCATGATGTCAACGTCATACTTGTAAGCAAAGTTTTGTTTTGCAAGTTCTCTTCTAAAGCCAACGTTACCTTCATCACTGTCCATGTTAAATTGTAAAACTTTCATGAATAAATCAAATTCGTTTGAGTCTCTCATGTCACGTTGTTCTTTTAATGCATTTAAAACATATTCCCTTTTGGATCTTTCATCTTCTCTTTCTTGTTCTCTATTCGCTGCTTTTGCTAGTCGTTTTTTTTCATTAACATTTGCAAGGTCTGCTAAAAAATTCTCACCTGCTTTTGCAATTGCTGGAGCTATAGCACCGCCAGGTGTTGGCTGCATTAAACCTAGTCCTAATCTTGCTAAAGCTAAATTACTTTCAAAACTGTAATTTTCTTCTGCTGTTTCTGTACCAGGATATAAGTTATCATACTCATTTGCAAATTCTTCTGCACTTTTAGGACTTCCTGCAAATTCTTCGTAAGCTTGTCTTGTAGCTTCAGGCTGTGCATATGTTTGCATTAAACTTGCAACGCCCTCTGCATCAAAAGGTGTAAAATCAGATTTATAAATGTCATCAAAACCAAATTTGACTTGTTCTGTTGGAGCTCCTTTTTTAGGTGTTACAGGATCCGCATACTGACCTGCTGCAAACATAGGTCTATTAAAAATAGAATCTGCCATTATGATCCTTTATAGAAAGCACCTAAACCAGCAAGTCCTGTGAGACCTGATCCCACAGCTGCTGCTAAAGGATTAGTATATGGTATAGGCTGTTGTGTAACCGTTTGTTGAACGGAAGGCACACCCGCTAGTATATCTGCTGTAAATCCTAATCTTGTTCGTGGTTCTTGAGCCGCTCCTGTTCTAAATCTAAATAACTCGTCTTCAATCGCTTGCTCTCTTGTACGTTGAGTTTGACCTGCGCTTAATAAGCTTCCAATGCCTTGTTGACCAAGACCAAATTGTTGTGCACCTAATTGACCAATACCTTGACCAAGTTGACCGTATACAGGAGCCGCTTGCAGTTGTCTTGCTCTTGCTGACTCACTTGTTGCAATATCCGCTTGTTGTGCTTGCATAAAGTTTCTTGATAAATCTTCAAATATTCTTTTTGATTTTATGTCCTGTAAATTTTTTGCCAATTCTGCTTGTTGTACACCGTATCTTGCACCACCAAACGCACCTGCTTTTGTTGCTTGTCCTGCTAATTGCGCACTTGCTTTAGCCGCTTCTTCATCTAATTGTTTTAATGCTTGTTGAGTTACGTCAGCCTGATACTGATTCATGAAATTTTGTCTATTACCTGTTGAAGGGTCATATTGTGTTTGTGCCTGTTGAAGAGAAGGAATACCAAGTCCCATCGTTGCTTGCGCTTGTTGTATAAAAGGTTCAAAAGATGCTACACCTGTTCGTGCACCTGTTGTAGGGTCAATGCCCATTTGTCTTGCTGCTTCAGTAAAAGCTGCCGCTTCTGTTGGTGCAAAACCTGCAATGCCTCTTTGATATTGTTGAATAGGTTGATCTGCTAATTTAAATGTACCTTCTAATAATCGACGTCTATAATCCTCCAAATATGGAGCTTCTCTTGATATTTGTGTTGTTGTCTGTTCTGCCATTACGCTACCTTCTGACCTATTTTAGCAAGTTTATCTTGTAGTGCATACATAAAGTCCGCTCCTTTTTCTCTTGCTTCTTTTGCATTTGTTGCTCCCATCATTACCCCTGCACCATTAACAGCGTCAGTTCGTTGTACAAACTCGCCATCACTTAACATTGCAGGTATTGAATCACTTGTCTTTGTACCAGGTCCTTCTATTTGACCTGTTTTTCTTGGAAATACATCTCCACCTTTTGCCATACCCATAATACCTTGTCCTGTAGCTGCGGAATATTGAACGGGTTGTTGCGCATTCATAATACCGCCTTGATTTGCATAAATAGGTTGACCGTCACCACCTATACCTTGAAAAAGTAAATTCTTAATTCTTCTATCTTCTGGAGGAGGAGCAAACTGTCCACCATATAATTTATCAACCGCACTCATGTATTCACTTGGATCATCAACTCCTGCTTTTTTTGCATCTTCTAAAGCTGCCATGTAAGATAAAGCAGCGGGTAAACCTGTTGCTAAAATTTGTGCGCCATAGGATGGTCCTTCTCCGTCCTTGCCTGATTTTTTTCCAAGAAAGTCTACTGTCTTTCCAAATAAATTTTCTAAAATACCTTTTTTATCAGCTTGTTGTGCTTTTTGTATAATATCTGAAGGACTTGATCCAAACAAAGATGGTTGCCTTGAAGAAGCTGCTATAACTTCTTGCATTGGTTGTTTTACACCGCCTGTTTGTCCACCCCCTGGTAAAAAGCCAAGCTTGGAACCACCATAAGATAAGCCTGCTGAAATTAAAGCATCTTTTGGTTTGTTTCCTGTAAGTAGGGATGCTATTCCTGATCCTGCTGCTGCTCCAAATGGGCCAAACATAGATCCACCGATAATAGGTGCTGCAACTTGCACAGCTTTTTCTAAAATCCCTTTTAATCCTTTGAGCATAATCTCCTTATTAACTGCAATTTATGTGATTGTCTATGGCAAGGAGGCTGGCCTTGAGAAGTAAGCCTAATTATTTATATGATTATAGGCAAATTTCGTGTAATGTGCAATCAGAAATATGACCTTTGACATTAAGAAAGTACCAATGGTCCGTGTAACGTGGCTCGATGCCCGTGATACAGAGACAGGATGGCTAGATATAAAGGACGTTATGAACGCTCCTTTAGCAACATGTCAAGAAGTTGGTTGGTTAATTCACAATAATAAAGAGAAAGTAATTATTATGCGATCTTATAGTAAAGACAAAGATGACATATCAGGTGGTGGCGCTATTGCTATACCGAAAGGGTGGATAACAAAAATAGAATACTTATCCGTTGACTACGCAGAACACGAATAGCTTGTCAAGAAAACAATTTTAAAAAAGAATATTGATTGAAGAGAAAATATGTTTAAATTAGGTTCTCACCAAAATACAAATCACAGGAGACATTATGGAAAATCAAGAAGTACTAAAAGCCATAGCTGTCCTCGCTGACAAGGTGGGGCGCTATCACGAACGTTTAATGACTATGGAAAGAGAATTAGAAAAACATCAGAAAGACAACTCAAGTCACTGTGATGAAAACTGCGAGTGCAGGAAAAATTAAAGTTCTCCTCCAGATCCAAAAACGTCTGGCATCTTAACAACGCGAATGGTAACATCTTTGGTCTTCGTTGAAGCCCAAGGATTACCACAGTCGCTACAATCACCTGTTGCTAACTCTTCTGAATCAACTTCATTACTACAATTATTACAATACACTTTTTCCCAAACCTCTGGTTTTAAAACAGGAACTTTATTTCCGTCTACTTCCTCGTAGCCAATAACTTCAGCGTCTTGTACTTTTTTACCTATCTCTGACATTACGTTATCTCCATTATACTAATTAATATTCTTACATTTAATCCTGTTAACTTAATAGCATCTCCTTGTTCTAATACAATAGGAACGCCTTCTGATAATACTTCTATTTCTGAAGCATCTGCTAAACTGTTTATATACAAAGGTATTTCTCTATCCGATTCACTGTTATCAAAAGCAGATACTGTTGTTGTTACCGCACCACCTGTTTGATTGGATAGACGAATACTTTTAATAATGGCCGTGGTCGGTGGGACGGGAGGCACGGCTCCTGAGTCGGCTGTTGGTACGGTATATGTTGCTACCGCACTACCTGTGCCCACTGCTGATTTACTAATAAAAATATCAGACACGGAACCAGCTCCTAGCCGTTGATTCGTCTTTTATGTCTTGTTGAAAACCAAAGTTTAATTGTTGTGTAATTTGTTCAAGAATACGAATAAGCGCGTTAAACTGTTCTGCCTGATAGTCAGGCGTTGCATCAGGTAATCTTGTTGTTGCTATTTTAGCCATTATCTACCTCCATCTGGTTGCACATCTAAACGCAATGTACCGTATCGCCAGTTTGCGCCAAGATCCGTGCTTTCAATTTTTAAATTTGTTTGTCTACCTCTACCACGTGTATCAAATCTTGTCGTGCTAGAATTAACGGTTCTAGTAACAGTAGTAGATGATGTATCATTTGGATATGTTTTAAAGTTCATGGTAATTGTTGCATTACCTGTTTGGTTTTTAAAATCAGGAATACCGCGACTGATATGTAGTAATTGTTGTCCGTCTTGAATATCAAAATCACCTGACTGTATAAAAGCTGTCATTGCTGTTAAGTTATCATCAGTTCCTGTTTCTTGTTGATAATAGGTGGTAGCACCAGCAGTGACACCTAATACAGTAGGCGTTGTTGGTAAAGATGTAGGGCTATATAATGTTGCATAAGGTTGTTGATAGACACCGTAGTCTGTCCATGTTGTTCTTGCTAATGTATTAGTATACCATGTCTTTTCTAAATAATTATACGTTACGGATCTATTAATAAAGTTTGAATCAGCAGACGCATAAAACCAAGTAATTTCATTAAACTCTGAATTAACACCTGCATATGTTTCTGGTTGGTGAGCCGCGCTAAAATCTTCAAAGACAAAGTCTTGCACCGAACATGGTAGTTTACGAATAGTACCATCGTATAAGAAGAAAGCATTTTGTGACATCCAATACGCAACACCGTTAATATCAACAGCACTATGAACACCAACAGCACCGCATCCACCACCTAATTGTACAAGAGAAAAAGTAAAAGGTGCACCAACAAATTGTAATGCGTGCAAGGATGTATCTGTCCAAACTAACACCGCATTACGTGATCTTGTTGCTGCCACAATCTTTGATCCATCTTGAATACGGAAGGAACCTGCTGTGTTTGTTGCAGCAGGTGTCCAATCCGTATAATCTTCTTGGGAGGAAAACCGCAAGAATAAATCATCTTGCGTAGAAGCTGTACCAATTGTTGTTTCTGTACCAAATAAAAAGACATGTCTATCAGGCATAGAAACAAGATTAAACCGTGAACTTGTAGGAGCTTGTGAAATAACAGCAGCTCTGTTGCTTGAGGTTCCTGATGATGTATCCCAACGATAAGTAGATCCTTTATGTACGGTTGCAATTAAGTCTTCACCAAACGTATCAAAAGCCCAGTTACGACCATCAATCGTTACGGTAGATGTAGATCGTGGTGTGTTCCAAGCATCAACATTCCATGCATCAGTACCCCAACCATAACCATAGGTTGATGTTTCTTGTCCAATACTAATTTGATAATTTGCATTACCTGTACCACCGCCTCCTGCTGTAGAGCCTGTCGCTGTATCTGTATGTGTTACAACATAAGAGTTAGCATCTGTAATAGATGTAATTTCAAATTCATTATTCATATCTAAACCGTCAATAGCAGAGAAAGAATCAAAGGTTACAAAATCACCTTGTATAGCACCGTGTCCTGTATCCGCTACGGTGACGTTGTTAGTGCCGTTTGTTGTAAAAGGATTTGTTAAAGATGTAGGACCACGACGTATAGGTGTTATATCGTATGCTGTACCTTCTGTGTAAATGTATAATTTTCTATCTGTGCCGATGGCCGCGTACCGTACACCATTAAGATCTGTCCATGTGTGTTGATCTCTTGCAACACCAATAAGGGTGTCTGTAATAATTGTTGTCCAACCACCTATTTTTTGTGGTAAGCCATAATGAAATCGTACATTTTGTGCATCGGTCCAACGACCTTCAGCACCGTATTCTGTATCTTGTTTATCTATACCAGGAGCTAAGTTTAATTTTGTTAACATTATGCAATCCTTATAAATCTATAATTAATTTCACCGTTGCCGCCAGCACCGCCAGGAGCGCCTTGTTCGGTTCCTCCACCGCCGCCGCCTGATCCTCTTGTGCCAGGATTACCAACTTGACCTGGTTCGTAAGAACCACCATTACCTGCGTCACCGCCTGTTCCTCCTGCTACATTACCACTGTAAGAATCAGCACCATTAGCACCGCCAACATTACAGTTGTCACCAGAACATCTGTTTCCGTTTGATCCTGATGCACCATTACCTGATTGATTAAATGCTAATAAAGGTCCAGAAGTAAATGTTGTAATATCTAAACCATCAACAGTAGTTCCTGATGTTAAAGTCGTACCTGAAATAGTAGCTAATCCTCCTGTTCCAGCAACGGCAACAGAGTTGTACGTTGAAGTTGCACCAATACCAACAGCTAAACTAAATAAAGATCCTGAAGAGGTGCCTGATACCGTTGTTGCAGCGCTTCCATTACCGCCACTACGAGATGTTCCATCACCTGGAGGATCGCCAATAGGATCACCGCCAGCACCACCTGTACCAGTTACTATTGTTAGTGTTTCACCACCTGTAACAGAAAAAACTTTATCTGATATAAAAGCACCAGAACCACCACCAGCTCCTGCATCTTCATATCCTCTCGAATCATAATCCATACCACCAGAACCACCACCGCCTGCGGCAGCAGCATATTGTACATGTATAGCATTTGCTAAAGAAGGAACGGGAACAGTGCCTGTCGTTGTAGAAAAAGAAGTGGTATCATAAATGATAAAAACTTCACGCCAGCTTCCACCATCTTTTATGTAAACATTATTAACCGTTTTGTTAGTGAAGGATGTAGCATCACGTACATAGACTCTATCTATTGTACGCCAAACGCCTCCATCTTTAACATAAACTGGCATTATGCATTAGCTATATTTATACCAAATGTCACCATTTGATCCACCACTTGGATCTGATGTGCTTACCGTACGTGTGCCGTTAGCATTGGTTCCTGCAGTTGCAGAAATGAAAGCTTGGACATCACTACCAATTGCGACACCCAGATTTGTTCTAGCACTTGATGCTGAAGCAACATCATTTAGGTTATTTGCTGTTTTGTTAACACCTGTTAAACCTGTACCTGAAAAATTATATCGAAGAGATGCGTAAGTTGCCATATTATTTCTCCAGTAGTTTCCATCCGTACGTTGCTCCCGAATAGACCAACGCAAAAGCAGCACCCTCAGTTGCTACTGTTAAATCTGCTGTTGCACCATCAATCTTTTCACTGTTACGACCAACGGTTAAATTATTTGAATCAAATGTATTTGCTAAATCTAAGAAACGAACTTCATCACCAACACTAGGTGATGCTGGTAATGTAATAGTAAAAGCAGCACTAGATGTATCAGCAAATATTTTATCACCAGGAAAAGCGGTATATGTTGTTGTCTTTGTTAACCAGTCACTTCCTTGTGTTTGTAATTCAAACCAGTTGGTACCATCGGTTGCAATGAAAACATTTCTTGATGGATTAACAACAAAAGTATTTCCTGCTCCACCAAGTCTTGCTGTAATCTTATAAGTTGAACTAGCATTACGTAAGAAATATAATTTTTCTACAGTAGGAAACTGTACGGTAAAATCACTTGTATGTCCTGTGAACAAAATAGCAGCTTGTCGTGCTTCATTGTTTGCTTGTGTCTGTGGTCCGTTACCCGAGGTCAATGTATAAGGACTAGACGCTGCTCCTAAATTTTTACTATATACACCAGCAATTGATTGCTCAAAAACTTGGTCAAAGTTGTTGTTTGTTGTATTACCCCAAGAGTTTGATTGCTCTCCTGAGCCAATTAGTTCTATTTTTAATCGTGTTGAATATGTACTCATAGTTTATGCTGCATCTAACCACGACATTGTAGCACTATCATCGACTTCTGTCCACGTTGAAGTTTCTGAGTCATCAACTTCTTGCCATGAATATATCGCTGGTGTGCCTACCGAAGTTGTCATTTCTAGACCTGTTGGTGTTGCCACAGAGCTAATAACCAAGGTCGGTGTGCCGAGAGACATGGACATTGATTGTCCAAGTGGCACCACGGTTGCTGTTGCCGATACAACAGGTGTAC